AAATAGAAGTTACTCAGTAAATTTAGAATTGCGTGCTAATGGAGATGGCCGCACCATTTTTGGTATTGCCGTGCCGTATAACAAAGAACAACGAATAACTAGCACCATGATTGAAGTATTTAGGAAAGGTGTGTTTGCGGAAGTTATTAAAGCACCTCACCGGGTTAAATTGCTTAGGGGTCATGGTGAAAATAATGTTCTAGGCCGTGCGACATTACTTAGAGAAACCGAAGAAGGTTTGTACGCAGAATTCAAAATTTCAAAAACGCGTGAAGGTGATGAAGCGTTGGAATTAGTTAAAGATGGCGCGTTAGATCAATTGTCAGTTGGTTTTATGCCAATCAAGAATAAAAAACGGCCTGATGGGGTTATGGAAAGATTAAAGGCACATTTGGCTGAGGTATCTCTTGTAACTTTTGGTGCTTACGGAGAATTAGCCAGCGTTACAGGTATGCGAGATGGACAACCACAATTAACCCCAAGATTAGACGAAGCAAGGAAAATATTAAATGCCATACAGCGTAGTTAGTAATCATCCGGATTGCGAAGGTTATGCGGTTGTAAAGACCGATAACAACGAAGTCATGGGTTGCCACAAAACCCAGGCTCAGGCTGAAGATCAATTAACGGCTATCAATATCTCAGAGTATGGTGAAAACCGATCAGAAGCCGTTGAAGTAGTTGAAGAAAAAACAAGATATAAAACGGCTATGGAATTACTTAAAGCATTAAAAAAAGAGATATAATTTTGACAAGTCGTAGAACACCTAACCCCGATTACCGGCGCGTTACACCTTCTCACTACAAAAACTACTAATAGGAGAACTATGTCTAATACATTTCTTACTTCTCTACAAGAGAAGCGTGAATCAAAGACATCACTCATTTCCGCAACTTTAGACCGCGCCGCCGAAGAAGCACGCGATCTATCTGAAGTTGAGTTGGCTAACGTTGAAGCCCTTAACTTAGAGATTAAAAAGTTAGATGAAAGAATTGAGCAGATGTCAGATATTGAAATTCGCAATCAAAAAGCGGCTGATTTAGCGGCTAAGGTTGATGCGAACATTGAGCCAAAGAAGGAAGCACGCGCAGGTGGCTTTATTGTTACAAGCGAGCAACTAACTTACTCAGAGAGATCAAGCAATGATTTCTTAACAGATGCATTAAAAGCACAATTTAAAACCGATGGTGAAGCCAGTGCGCGTATTGCACGCCATCAACAGGAAATGGCAATTGAAAAGCGTGCAGTTGGTACATCCAATTTTGCAGGTTTAGTAGTGCCACAATACCTAGTTGATCTATATGCACCATTAGCACGTGCAGGCCGCCCATTTGCGGATGCCACACGTAAGCACCAATTACCCACCCAGGGCATGTCGGTTGTCATTAGCAAGATAAATACTGGCACGACAACAGCGTATCAAACATCACAAAACACAGCCGCAGTATCACAAGATATTGAGGATACAACTCTAACCGTAAATGTAAACACAATTGCGGGACAACAATCAGTATCAAAGCAGGCATTACTGCGCGGATACAACATTGAAGGTATTGTTCTAGGTGATTTGATTCGCGATTATCACACTAAGTTGGACAACTCACTTCTTAATGGAACAGGCTCAAATGGGCAACCATTAGGACTTGTAAACATGACCACTGGAGTGTTAGTAACTTACACTGCTACAACAGGTACAGTTGCAGGCTTGTATCCAAAGATTGCAGATGCAATTCAACAGATTCAAAGCAACATTTATGTCAATCCAAATGCAGTAATCATGCACCCACGCCGTCTAGGATTCCTATTGGCCGGTGTTGATAGTTCAAACCGCCCATTGATCGTGCCACAGGCATACAATCCAATGAACGCAATGGGTACAGGTAATGGCGTGCCTACTTACGGTAACTCAGGTTACTCAATTCTAGGATTGCCAATTATTGTGGATGCGAACATTGCAACCAATAAGGGTGCAAGCACAAATCAAGACACAATCTTTGTGGTTGATTTGAATGAAACCCACCTATGGGAAGAAGCCGCAGCACCAACCTATGTAACATTTGAAGAACCAAATGGCAAGGTTGCAATTAATATCGTTCTATTCGGTATGTCAGCATTTACCGCAGAGCGTTATTCAAAGGCTGTTGCACAAATTAACGGTACAGGTTTAGCGACACCAAGTTTCTAAACTAAATAAGTTTCCAGGCCGCTACCCTTCCAGTGGCCTGGATTCTAACTATGATCGGTATTTAATGAATGGAGTTTGTCTAATGTCCCAGGGCAGTACAGGATTTGGATACCGATCATGGCTATAACAAATGGATATGCAACACTTACTCAAATTAAAAACTACATGTCTATATCAGATAATACTGACAATGACTTGTTAGAAGATTTGATTGAATCGGCATCAAGGTCAATTGACCGGATGGCTAACCGTAGATTTTATTTAGATGCCACCGCATCCGCACGTCTTTACCGTGCGTACTCAGATATTTTTGTTTATGTAGATGATATTGGTAGCACATCCAATTTGGTTGTTGCTTTAGATATAAATGGCAATGGAACTTACACAAAAACTTTAACTTTAAACCAAGATTACATTTTAGACCCATTAACCGCATCATCTTTAAACAGGCCTTTTACTCAATTAACTATGGTATCTAATACGGAATCATGGCCAATATTTCCTGGACTTACTCAAAATGGTTTGCGCCCAGGCGTGCAAGTAACTGCAAGATGGGGATGGCCGTCAGTGCCGGATGATATAAATATGGCTTGTTTGATTCTTACAGCCGATCTATATAAGCGTAAAGATGCACCCGGTGGAATATTAGGATTAGGTGATTTAGGCGTTGTCAGAATGTCACCAATTGGTAGAGATGTTACGGCAATGGTTAGGGCGTATAAAAAAGAAGTTATTGCATGACCCCAAGCACTGTTAGAGATAACTTAAAAACCGCATTGCAAACAATAACCGGTTTGCGCGTTTTTGATTATGTGCCGGATTCTACAAACATCCCAACAAACAATGCTTTTGCAATTGTTGGCCAATTAACTATGAATTATGACTTTACATTAAATAGAGGATTTGATTCTGCAACCTGCCAGGTTATTGTTGTAGTAGGCAGAATGAGTGAAAGAAATGGACAAGAAAGATTGGATGGACTACTTGCTTCATCCGGTTCAACTTCAATTAAAACCGCAATTGAGGCTGATAAAACATTAAGCGGTGCTGTACAAACGCTCAGGGTTGTGTCTGCAAGCCCTGGAACAATTACTTCCGCTAATATTGACTACCTAAGTTATCAATATTCGGTTGAATTGATAGGTTAGTAAGAGAGGAAAAACTATGGCCATATTTATGGGTAACAAAGTTGCCGTGATTGTAGGTACATCTACCATTACTGATCATGTCAGCACTGTAAGCCTTGCACGTGAGATTGATCAAGTAGAAATCACAGCAATGAATGACAATGTACAAAACATGATAGGCGGGATTGAACGCCCGACATTAAATCTTGAACTGTACAACGATTTCGCATCAGCATCAGTAAACTCATTGTTTGAAGATGCACTAGGTACAAAACTTAACATTAAGTTAATACCAGTATCAGGAACAGTAAGCGCAACAAACCCAAGTTACACAATGTCATGCTTGATTTCATCATGGACACCTGTAAATGGTGCTGTTGATGCAGTAGCAAGCGTTTCTGTGTCGCTTCCTGTAACCGCATTAACAAAATCAACAAGCGCGTAACAAAGGAAAGGTGGGACAATGCACAAGATTGAGATTGTTAAAAAAGATGGTAAGAAAGTAACCTATGATCTTACGCCGTCTGCAAAGGTGGCTTTTGAATCCGAATTTAAAACCGGGTGGCGTAAGAGATTAGGCGAACTACAAATGGAATCGGATTTGTGGTGGTTTGCCTGGCGTTTAGAAAAAGATGCCGGAAAAACAGATTTAGCCTTTGGCGATGAATACATTAATCAGTATTCCGATATTGATTTATTGTATGATTCAAAAAATGGATAGACCGTCACGGCCAAATCTACGAAATCGCATCTGTGGCGGTTGCAACCGGTATCAGCCCTAAAGATTTATTAGAGGTTGATCCAGCGATTTACTCAGCAATAAAAGCCATCTTGCAAGAAAAATATTATAGTAACAAGAAGGCAACAGTTAGGCGTAAATAATGTTAGTGCCGGATAGATCATTAAAAGCAATCTATGTTGAAAACTTAGATAATTTAATGGACAAGATGAAAAAAATGGATGCCGATTTACAAAAAGAATTTAAAAGAGAATTAAATAAATCGGTAAGACCAGTTGCAAAACTAGCCCAAAGTTTTGTACCGCACTCACCATTTCCAGGCTGGCGAGATGTAGAGCCTTCATATCCACCAGCATGGGGCTGGGCTAATGACAAAGTACACAGGGGTAGAACAATTGGCGAAAATAAAAGAAGCCGTTGGAAATGGTCACAATCCGAAGTGGTTGCCGGTATTAAATTAAGTAGTGCTAAAACAAAGGTGCAAAGAGTAAAAGGTGCAACATTCTCAGTAACCGCTTTAGCCGTGATAAACAAATCAGTACCGGGTATAATTTACGAATTGGCGGGTTTTGGTTCAACGCAATCAAGAAGCCGAACAAGGCGCGTAAGCCGAAACCCTAATGCTAGTGAATCGTTTATCAACAAACTTAATGGTACGGCTAATTCAAGCGCATATAAAGAAAAAAGATTGATTTACCGCGCATCACAACAATTGGGCGGGCAAGTCAATGATAATCTATACGGAGTGTTAAAAAAATATCTAGGCAAAGAATTTAGGGGTTAATCATGGCATTAAGTCAATATGTTGCAATTAACTTCTTAACAAAGTTTGACAAAAAGGGTTTAGAGCGTGCAACTAAAGAGTTAAAAGGTTTTGACAAAGTAGTTGCAACAGGTTCATTTAGGTTAAAGGCTTTTGCTAAAGCAGGTGGAGTTGCCGCCGTTGCTGGTTTGGCTTTATTTACGAAGCAATCAATTCAAGCCGCATTAGCCCAGGAAAGATTAGATAAACAATTACAACTATCTTTAAGAAGCCTAAATCAAGAATTTAGGTTTCCTGAAATTAAAGGGTTTTTAGATACTTTAGAACGTGCTACCAATGTTACTGGCGAAGAATTAGTACCTGCATTTAGACAACTGGTTAGCCAAACAGGTGATTTAGAATCAGCACAATTTTTATTAAGCACGGCTTTAGATACAGCCGCCGGTACAGGTGCGGATTTAAATACTGTTTTAGATGCTATAAACAAAGCGGCAATAGGTAATTACAAATCAATAGTATCGCTGGGTATTGGATTTACAGCCGCCGAAGCAAAAGCGGCTGGCTTTACAGAGATTATGCAAAGTCTTACTAAGTACCAGGGCGCGGCGGAAAAACAAACTGAAACATTTTCAGGGCAATTAAAATCATTTCAAATAAGCGCAGGCAAGGCAACTGAAACTTTAGGTTTAGGGTTTTTAACCGCCGGGTCATATATAACGGGCGCACAAGGTAAATTAGATGTTTTTGGTGCAACCCTTGAAACAACAGCCACACAATTTTCAGATATTTTAGTGGGGTCAGCAAAATCATTTGGTGATAAAGGTTTAGGTGGTTATCTAGATATAGCCTTAGTTGCATTAGAAGGTTTAGTTGGTGAATCAACAACTTTACAAAAATTAGAAAAAGAAGGCATCAGAGTAAGAGAACAACGCATTTTGCAAGAACGCGGTTATTTAGGTTTGTCGCAATTAACTATTGATGCTTTAGAAAAGCAAAGGTTGTATGGCAAAAAAGAATTGACCACAGAACAAATTTTGGTAAAAATACAAAAAGATATTTTGGCTAGAGAAAAAGCAATGACAAAAGAAAAACGCGCTCAGGAAGCCTTAGATAAAAAGAAGGCTGAATTATCTGCGTTATTTGATATAGATAAAATTAATTTACAAGCGGCTTTAACACGTAAATTAACTGCCGAAGATGAATTACGTGTAAAGGTCTTACAAAAATTAGCGGATGGCACAGCATCGGCGGTAAACGAAGCACAACGTTACGTTGATGTTTTGAAAGTTATTGAAGATGGCAAGATTACAGATGCAGAGATTCAAGCATTAGCAAAAACATGGGGCATGACAAACGGCGAAGTAGTTTTGTATATACAGAAATTATTTAGTGCCAATGATGAACTGCGTAAAATGTTAGGCTTGTTATCACAAATAGAAACAACAGTAGCCAACACCGCAAATAGAACTGGTGGTTTAACACCTGGCCAGCAAGTTGCATTTGGTTTAGGTGTTAGCCCATCTAACATAGGTGCAGGTGGCACTATTTTGCAAGGTAGTAATTTAGCGGCCAGCCCAATTAGGCCGGGAGATGTACGGCCAAACTTTGGACCAACGGCGGAAGGTAGAGCATTAGCCCTTGCATTTGGTTTAACACCTATGGCCGAGGGTGGAATTGTCACAAAACCAACAAGCGCATTAATTGGCGAAGCCGGCGCAGAGGCAGTAATTCCATTAGATAAAATGGGTGGATTTGGCACTACTGTAAATGTTAATGTTGCAGGCAGTGTTATATCTGAAGGTGAATTGCAATCTGTAATTCAAGATGCTTTATATAATTTAAATAGAGCAGGTGCAGTAACTCAATTAACAAACTTAGGTAGATAATGCCAGCCGCTAAATTTAGGGCGGAGATTGACTTCTCCGGCGGTGCTTCCTTTGACCCCGCTTTAGTGCTTGATGATCCGGCAACCCCGTTAGATATTGCAGTGTTGGGTACTGCCGCCGCCGATACAGTTGATATAACAGATTATGTTACTCAATGTTATATTAGGCGTGCCTTTAATAGATCATCAGATTCTTTTACCGGTGGTACAGCGCGTATAGTTTTTGTTGATGAAACAGGTCAATTTAACCCAGCCAATACCGGATCAAATCTATACGGCAAAATTAAACCAATGCGTAAGATTCGCTTTACGGCAGAATATTTAGGCACTACATATAACTTAGGTTCTTTTTATATACAAGAATGGAATTACCAAAGCCCTACTGGGTTTGATCCAGCCTATGTGACTTTAGCCTGCGTAGATGGATTTCAGTTATTAAACCTTACAACTATTACATCAGTTAGCGGTGGCACGGCGGGACAAACTACTGCACAAAGAATTACAAGTTTGTTAGATGCTGGAGAATGGCCAGGCGGTATGCGTGACATATCAACTACTGCAAGCACTACCGTGCAGGTAGATGATGGATCATCAAGATCATTATTGGCAGCCTGCCAGGTTGTAGAAAGTACAGACCTGGGCGCGTTCTATATGGATGAACGCGGTTACGCAAAATTTATGTCACGCAATGACATCATAGTTGCCGAAGGTGGCTCATTGACTTTGTTTAGTGATGTCCCAGGATCAGGTGATGTGACATACCAGGCCGTTCAATTTGATATTTCTGATTATCAGATGATTAACAAAGTTACCGTTACAAGAACGGGCGGTGTTGCCCAAACTGCAAGTGATACCGCCAGCATTGATGATTACTTTCAACACAGCCGTGTTAGAAGCGGCATTATGCAAACCGATGCAGATGCTTTAAATCAGGCTCAAATGATTATTGCTTCACGAAAAGAAGAAGGCGTAAACATCCAATTAAATTCTTTAACAGTAGATGCTTTTGGTGAGGATGATCCAAATCGGGTTATTGCCGCTTTAAATTTAGATATTTTTAGCCCTATCCAGGTAACCCAAACCTTGCCGGCGGGTAATGTGGTTACAGATTCCGTCATAGCCGGTTTGACTTATCAGATAACACCTAAAACTTTTCAAGTAACATTTACATGCGCCCAGCCTTTTGCCGTAGGATTTTTGCTAGACTCTACCGTTGATGGAATTTTAGATGAAGATTCTTTGGCTTATTAGGGGAGTGTGATGGCAACTTTTTCAGTTGGTCAGGTATTAACGGCGGCTCAAATGAACAGCATAGCCAATCTATCCGTTCGGGCAGTGACCGCAACATCAGACACATTAGTTCTTGCTGATGCAGATAATAAACTTATTACTTATTCAAACACCGGCACAACGACTATAACCGTGCCACCTTTTAACACAGTTGCAATGACTACTGGATCAGTTGTTAATGTTATCAAAATTGGATCAGCCGGAACGGTATCTATTGTTCAAGG